CTTTTCCTATGTTTTTGCACTTTTGTAATGAACTTGAAAGGTAAAAAGCTTTCAATTCAGAATGTTTTCATTCAAACCCTTTCAAGTGAAAAATTAAAAGGTATTTTAAAAGACATTTTGAACCTTGACACCGACTATGAACTTGTTAAAGTGTTTATAGATTATGACTCTAGTATATGTAAATCAAAATACGTTACAAAATTTTTAAACAGTAAGAAAAAATGAAAAAATGAAAATAGAACAAATAGATAATAATTGGTTAGTAAGATGCGATAATCATATTGAATTTTCCTTAGTTCGTGAAGGGTTGAATAAACTTCAGAGTGATATAGAACTTGGAATATCGGAAGCTAAAGAAAAAACAAAAGGATTTAGCAGAAAGTATTATGTTGGGGATGATGGTATACCGACAATTGAGTTAGTTAAATGATAAGCGAATTTGAAAAACAGATTTACAATAACCACTTGGTTTCAACTCGAAAAGCCAAGGGAGAACCCTTTAAACTAAAAAAGGATTTCTCCAATTTGGAAGAGGATAAGGTGATTTCTTTACAGAAACTTTCCACTCTTTTTAATAATTATAATAATATAAACCAAGAGGATTTTTTTATGGCCCCATATAGGATTTATCCTGATGATTACCCGTATTATACTTTGGAATTTTACACTACTCTAAAGGCAATCAAGTGTTATACTGCTTTTGTAAAACAAATTGAAATTCAAGACCCGGATTCACCGGACAGTCTCCAAAGATTAAAAGAAAGTTTGAAATTTGTGATGCGATATTGTAAGGAAAATAACTTGCAATTATCGGATTACGAACTAAATATAGAAGGAACAATGCCATGCTTTGTGCAACATTTAAAAGATCACAAAATCAATTATTATACACTTCATGCATTGACTTTCCAAAAACCCCAGATAGAATCACGAATATTGGATTTCATCTTTCCTGATTTTTATTTGGTGTTTCAAAAAACAAAAAACAAATTCTTCGCATCTAAAAAGATGAAAGAGTTTGCGAAACAAGCGAAAAACAAGATAGAAACTAAAATACAAGAAAAATACTAAAAATATGGCTAAAAAATACAATGCGAGCATGTTTGATAAAATCAACTGATTCTACTTCCATTTGACTAAATAATAGTATGAAGTCAAATATTGAATTACCTAAAGGAGCTGGAATATATAAAATTACTTGTGATGTTAATGGGAAGATTTATATAGGAAAGTCTATAACTATTCAGAATAGAATCAAATCTTATAAATATTTTAGGAAAAATAAGCCCCGTGGTAGATTCGTCAATGCTATTAATAAATACGGTTATGATATGTTCACGGTTGAAATATTAGAAGTGGTGGACAACTTTAATGTAGATACCGATAATGATAAACTTCTTCTATTAGAATCTGAGTATATAAAAAGATTTAATTCTACCGACCCGATAATAGGTTATAATATGTGTGCGTATTCTACCGATTTCAGTGGAAGAAAACACACAAAAGAATCTAGGGAAAATATGAGTAGAGGTAAACTTGGAACCACTCATTCAGAAGAAACTAAAATTAAGATGAGTAAATCTAAGATTGGTATAAAAGTTTCTGACGAGACTCGAAAAAACATGAGTATGGCCCAACGTAGGAAGAATCAGACAGAAGAAACTAAACTGAGAAGAATTAATTGTAGACTTGGGAAGACACACTCCGAGGGATCATTAGAAAAAATGCGTAAAGCTAAATTGGGTAAGAAATTATCCGAAGAGACAATTCAAAAGATGTTAGCCACCAGAGCAAGAAATAAAATTGCGAAACTAGATAAATCTAGTTGACATTAAACTTTCACCATTTATAATGAATGGGAAATAACAAAAAGAGTAAAAATAACAATAAACAAAACAAATAATAGAAAATATGAGTAAAAAATATAGTGCCTCGATGTTTGAAAAAATAAAAGACGCTTTAAAAAAATCGGAAAAGACCACAGGTGGTTCTTTTACAAACATTATGAAGTTCCCTGCTGGACACACCTATACACTTAGGTTGGTTCCAAATCCTGAGAATACTGATGATACATTCTTTCATCACTATCTCAATCAGTGGACTTCTAAGAAAGATGGATCATTCATATCCGCAATTTCTCTCAAGACATTTGAGGAACGCGATCCAATTAATGAAGCTCGCTGGAAATTTTATAAGGAATGGAAGACCAGCGAACCCGCAAAGGATGCGAAGTTCGAAAACCCAATTCGTGAGAAGGAAGCATGGTTCGTCAACGTATATGTTGTTGAAGATCCTTCTAATCCTGAAAACAATGGCAAGGTTAAGATTCTCAACATGGGTCCACAACTTAAAGCCATTGTTGATGATGCAATGACGGGTGATAGTTCCGATGAATTTGGTGCTGCCATCTTCGATCTGAGTAAAGATGGTGCCGATTTCAAAATCAAGGCGGAAGAACAAGGGGTATTTACCACTTACATCAAGTCTCGTTTTTCGAATAAGACTTCATTGGATCTCAGTGATGACGAAATCGATGCTATCTATGAAAATGTTCACGATCTGAAACAAGTTCATGTGGTTAGAACCGTTGAAGAACTTCAAGCACTGCTCGATGAGCATTTTGATGTTGATGGGGAGCCAGTAGTCGCCAAGAAGGAGGAACGTAAGTCCCTCCCGAAAAAGGACGAGAAGAAAGAAGACAAAAAGGCGGATAAGAAAAAAACCACCAAAGCTGTCGAGGAAGATCCCGATGATGAAATTCCTATGTTCCACGAATCTGATGAAGATCCCGATGTGGATGAACTTCTCAAGGAGTTAGATCTAGACTAATGGATAACGGATTTGTACCACCAATGAGCCCAGACGACTTTGCAGCATTGGCTGCATTTGCTGGCCCCATATATCAAGAGTCTAGAGTTATTGAGTCGTATACGTCCAGTAACCCTATACCCAATGTCCATGACAATTATGGTAGTATGAATATCAAGCAAGGGCTTGAGCAAGCACAACGTCTTGCTCAAGCTTCCGTTGCTCGTCCTCAACCACTGTATGTCCCTCCTGCTGTCCCATTAGAACAACCTGATATGGTTATAGGAACGGCATCATTCACTCCATATCCACAACCACTTATTAACGAATCTCCTTCTTTTAAGAAAAGTAATCAAGTTTATGATGATTCAAATCAGATGGACTTACCTTTCAATACATCGGAACAACAAATAACCAATGATTTACTTCGGGAAATTTCCAAAAAGATAACAAAGCTAACAAATTTACTTGAAAAACGGGAAGGTGGGGATAAACTAATCCCAAAGTTGAAACCAAATGTCAAAACTCAAGTTTAATAAGCAGGATTTTAAGAATTTTCTCGAAGGGTTATCCAAAGTAAGCGATACTTCAATTCTTAATATAGAACCGGATAAAATATTCGCTATATCTTCATCCGAGGATCGAAGTATGTTTCTTTGGTCCACCTTGGAAGGTGATTTTGATACAGAACAAGTATTAAATATTCCATCTGTTAGAAAATTATCCAAAGCATTGGATCTTATTTCAGAAAAAGAAGTGGAGTTTGATTTAAATTCCAACAATCTGGAATACAAGGGATCAAAAATAAAATTTAAATATCATTTATATTCAGATGGTATTTTGGTTGCTCCAAAACTCACACTAACAAAAATTCAAAGTCTGAAGTATGATTATGAGTTTGATGTTAGTAAATCATTTTTTACCACGTTAACAAAACAGTCGTCTATTTTCAAGGACACTAACAAGTTATATATCTTCACAGAAAACGGTAAGTTATATTGGTCATTGGGAGACAAAACCATGATGAATACCGATGTTCTAACCATAGAGGGGGATAGTGTTGACTTCGAAATGGAAGAATTTATTCTCAATTTGGATAATATGCAATTATTATCATTTGGGGACGCAACAGAGTTCACATTCAAAATTAATGAAATGGGAATCGGAAGAATCGCATTGCAAAATGGTAATGTGGAGTTAAATTACATCATAAGTTCACTTACAAAATAAATATCATGAAGCAACGGAAAAATTCAATTACAACAGGGGGCTACTTTTTAAGTAGATTGAGGGATAGTGGGTTCATTGCTATTAGACTATTCAAGGAATATGGTATGCATGATTCCCGTAAATGGACCATCATGGTAGATCCGAGTGGACATTCTTTAATAATCACTTGTTATGTTAACAAGGAAGCACCGGGAGAGGTTATATTTGAGTTTAATGATGGTGGAAACAAATTCAAAAATTTTAATCTGAAAACACAATCAATGGAGGTTATAATCACTACTTTAATAGAGCGCGGGGTTCCACAGAAACAAGAAGATAGTAATTTCATCAAGGACGATTAAATATTGGTATGGATAATAATCCACCACCAGATTTTAATGAGTTTAGCGATGATGAGATAAGAAACATTTTGAAGGAAGCTTTGTCTTTTCAACTGAAAGAAAAGAGAAAAATTCCAAAACGAAATGAACTTAATAATGCCCTGATAGCTACATTAGGAGAGTTTTTATCATGTTTTAAAATTATGGGGTATGATTTGGATGGAAATCCGGTCAATATAACTTACTTTAAGGAAAAGATGGAAAAATCAGCATTGGACAATGCCTTTATGACTGAAATAGGTAAATTTATGTCCACCCGTATGTGATATGTTTTTTAAAAAATTGCAAGTGGGTAAGACTTATGCTTGTCATCATGGTATTCATGCTGGTAAGATGTTGATATATATTGATAAAAATAAACATGAATATGGATTTTTAGCTTCTCCTGTTATGGAGAATGTGTGGGTTCCCATTGATAAATTTGATTTTGCGATTAAAGAAGGTATAATAAAGTATGTCGAAAGGATTCCTAAAGCGGTTAGGGCGGTTGCCATCACTCAGTTCCAAAGCAACAAAGAAATCGTTTATTGAGTTACCCACTGACTACACTATATCAAAGTTTTATGAGTTGGGTTATAAGGTAACGTATAATAAATACAACAATACCTATAACTCCTGTTGCCCTATATGTAAAGAGGGTAAAAGTTGGGGTAGAAAGACTAGATGCTTCTATATCCCAGAGAATGACAACATTTTTTGTCATAATTGTGGCTCAAGTTTAAAGCCATACAATTGGATACGACAAGTATCTGGTATGACGGATGCGGAAATCTGCAATGATGTTGGTAATAACCAAGTATCTGTTGAATTAAACTTTGATACTCCTAATATCCTCAAGAAATTACCATCATTACCCGATGATAGCATTAATTTAAGTGATTCTACCCAATTATCTTACTATAAAGATAATCACATAGTCCAAACTGCCTTAGCTTACCTGAAAGGACGTAGATTGAGCACTGCAATCAATAAATGCAATTTTTATATATCTTTAAAGGATTATACGCATAAAAATAGGTTAGTTATACCGTTTTTAGACACATCTGGTAATTTTGTTCACTATCAGACGAGAAAGTTGTTTGAATGGGACGAAAAGCCTAATTACCTTACTAAATTCAACTCCGATAAATCGATTTTTGGAATAGATAGGGTTGATCCGACACTGGAGGACGTATTTATCTTCGAAGGACCACTGGATGCCTGTTTTGTGCGAAATGGAGTGGCTGTGGCAGGTATCAACGAAGGTCATCATAGGTTTACACCCATTCAATTAAAACAATTAGAAGAACTGAAGCTTTATAATAAGATTTGGGTGCTTGATAACCAGTGGATTGATAAAGCAGCACGATTAAAGACCCAAGTATTACTTGAAATGGGGGAGTGTGTCTTTATTTGGCCTGAGAAGTTTAAACAGTTCAAAGACTTTAATGATATATGTAAACATTTCGGAAGAGATGAAATATCACATTCTTTTATAAAGAAAAATAGCACCTGTGGTAAAGGTGCTATTTTGAAGTTTAAGGTTTTATTCGGGAAGTTATGAATTAATACCCACCGGATTCAGAATCTTGATTATTCCATCTGATTATCTTAGCCACGTAATCTTCGATTAAACTAGTAAGGTGGGAAGATGTTGGTCTTTTCTGTGGGTTAATGTTTGTGAATATCTCTTTAGTTATGTTGGTAAAGTCTTCTAAACTTAGTGGAAATGAATACAACCCTAAATAATTATCACCTTCGATGACACTTCTCAGAGTTTCCGATTTACTTAATCTTTTAATTGTGTTTCCCAGAGCATTAACCGGATAATTTAATTCATTTGCTAATTTATTAAGTGGTGAATTTTCATCCTCGGAGTCAATTTTAGATTCATGTTCTTTTTGATCATTATAATCACTCGAATATGGTTCATGTTCCCAATTGGATTCCATATATAACCTAGCAATTGCTTCTTGATCTTTCTTTTTCATAAAATTATACTATTATTTAGTAAAAAAAACAAATTAGAATATTTCTATAACTTTTTTGCCTGTTGGGTCGAACATTATGGTGATGTGATCGAATCCAAAATTTTATACGTATTTAAATCTTGCATTACTCGTTTGAGCCATGAAGCCTAAGAAGTTTTGATGTAATGAAGCTAAATCACTTGCAACACGACTAATCTTGGTTTGTTGTGACTGTTTCATCTTATCCATAACGGTATCTGGTTCAGCAGCAGCCAAACGAGATTGAACACTGCTTGGATCTTCACTATTGAGAAATGATAAGAATTCTTCGACTCTATCGATCCAATCTTGTAATTCGTTGATGATTTGTTGATTGCGTTTTGACATAGCATCCGCAACTTCATCCGTTACTTGTGCTTCTTCTGGGCTAAGTTCAAGATCCGTATCAAATTCTGAAGGATCGATTCCATCATCTAAAGACGATTCCATAGCATCTCTTTCAAGATTGCGATCAAAATCTTGTTCTCTCAGGACACGAATGAAATTTTGGGAAAATTTGCTCATACAACTATTTAGTGTTTTAATACTAAATATATACATGCCAGAGTCACCATATTCAACAAAATTCGCTTCAGGTGAGATAGATCGTGATCATGATCCAAGAACTCAGATGAGAAATTGGAAGAAGGAGGAGAAAGATACTCATTACGCACCCAACGTTTTACCATATGAGATGTCGAATTTACCAGATTTCTACGGTAATATGGTAGATAACGGAATTCAAGCCTGTAAAGTGCTTGAAGCCGCTTTAAAAAATAAAGAATTTAAAAATAAAAAACAACTTTTAAAATTAAAGGACAATACTGAGAAAATGGTAGTCTATTTGTTGCAAAATGTGGATACAACTTTAGAAAAATATACAATTGGAGCGAGACACATCGGAAATGAAGATCAAAAGTTTGAAGAAATGGATTGATTTTTCGAATTTTTAAAGTATAATTCGGTTATGAGGAAATATTTGAAGAAAAGTTGGGCGTATATCGTTCTATGTGTGGTGTTTTCGTTTGCGGTTGCTTATGGATTGAGTGATTTCATCGACTTTTATAAGGGTGTGTGTTTACTACTTCCGATGGTTTCCATCGGATTATATATTGTAGAGGAAAAATATAATAATACTAACGAATCCGAACAATTGGTACAAAGTTTGGACCAGATAATAGGAGAACAGAGTCAAGTTATTGATGAGTATGAGAAAATTTTTGAGACGCAGTTGGTCCACCTGCCGTGTGTATGTGGCGGTAACACATTTGAAGGACTATTTTCACCGAATGTTGAAAATATTGTAGAATGTGAAAAATGTAAAAATAAATATAGGGTTGGTATAAACTATGACACTGTATTAATTTCGGAACCAATAGATTTAAATAAATCTTTTGATGATTTGGTCATGGAAAATGATTAATTAAAACCAGTATATAATACGGGGCTATGATAGAATTAACATTAAAGAATGGAACGGTTGAATCAATGCCCGTTGAAGAATTTAGTAGATGGATGTGTTTAGTGGAAGCCTTGTTTTTTATAAAGGAAAAGGCCAAGGAATTAAAACTGGATTCTGATAAGCTAATTAAACCATTAGCCATAGAGGAATATATAAAAGAACGGTTTCATTCGATGTATCACGATGTTCAAGTTGAACATCGTCTTGGTAATTTATGAGATGAATTGACGGATCTCTTCATCCAATTTAGACAAATTTTCTATAGTTGCAATTTGTGAAAACTCCTTAAATAGTTCTGTCTTGTCTAGACCAAGTTCGCTAAAGCCTATATAGTAATTTCTAAACCTTTCCTCTAATATGTTTGGATAGTTAATACCATTAGGTCTGTCGAATCTGTGCAACCATCTTAAAAACGGTAAACATATTACTTTTTTACCATATTTGCGATATTTTTCGTGGATATATCCTTCTTCTCCCCCAAATCCTCTAAATTCTTTATTGAATCCTAACCAAGAATCCTTTCTGGTAGAAAATAGGCCCATACCTTGTGCTGGGATTTCGAAGGGTGGATTATTTATATCATCACCTCTGGGATCAAATCCCCACTGACCCCACATATATGAACTCCATATCGAAAGATCAAAGTGAGTACTTAATGATTTACCATCATCATAAAGTAGAGGACCGTGAAGAAGATTTCCATAATCTTCCCCTTTATCGTAAAAATCTATTAACTTTTTGAGTGCTCCGGGTTCGATGAATACGTGAGAATCCATACATAACACATATGGCGTATCTGCTAAGTCGAATATTTTACCTTTAACTGTAGTTGCTTTAAACTTCTCAAACGGCAAATATTGAATCGGTTCTTTTATCCATGTTAAAAGCTTTTTATTTAGTTCACCATGCGGCCCATTTGGATCATTATCAATGATAACAAACTCTAGTTGATCGAGAACTTCTTTATGATACATTCGAATGGCTTGTATGCTAAAATATAAGCCTTCATAATCACAGTGGGTGGCAATACCAATTGTCAATTTTCTCATTACAATAATTATTAAAATGTTAGGGTTTTACAAATATCTTCTTTACATATTTCTTTCGGAGATCCCGTCCCACTGGTTAAAGATATTGTGGTAGTTATATTACTACTAGTTGTGGGTGGTGATGGATAGATGGGAGCAGGATCAAAACCAAATAATAATGGTAGGGTTGTTATTTTTGGTTGTTTGGTTGTTTGGATTGGTGGCTGGATAGGGACTGGAATTGATGTAGTGATAGATGCTTCCGCCCGTTCTTTATCAAAGATCAACCCCATCGAGGCTCCACTAAGTTTTGGGGTTGTTGATGTGCTAGATGTTGTTATTGATAAGAATACTTCCGGTGAAGGTAATATTCTTGGAGACCCCGGATCTCCATAATCAGAATCGCTTATTAGCGGGGGGAACAATAAAGTCACTGGAATAGGCCAAGTTCCGCAGCAGTCACCCTCTGGGTATGTGTATATCGGTGTCGTTGGTAATGGTATAGAAGTGGTGGTAGATGATGTAGTAGGTGGTTGAGTAGTAGTAGTAGTAGTAGTAGTAGTAGTAGTAGTAGTAGTAGTAGTAGTAGTAGTAGTAGTAGTAGTAGGAGGTAATGTTGGGGGTGGTCGTGGAGTTGGAGGTGTGGAAGTGGGGGGTAAGGTTGGTGTAATTGTTGTAGTAGATGTTGTGGGCGGGGGCGGAACAATAACATTTTCCGATGACAAGGCAATCCAAAGATTTAACAAATTATTTGAGAATTCCGATACAGAACTTAATGGTATTGCTGATCCTAACCCAAATACACCATATTTATTAGCACTATATTCTTGCACTTTAATTCCATTATTAGAATTATTTGATGCCATAAACATCATGTTTGCTATAGGAACGGTGTGTGTTTGTGGATTATAGACGCTTAATACAACAGTATCAATAAAATCAAAATTTTTATTATGTATATAGTGGGTGTCGGAATTTATTATACTACTAATAACCCCAACATCTCCACCGGAAATATGGGATGCATCGACTTTCCAACCATAGGCAGATCCAGTAGAGAAAGAGGTTTTGAAAATACCTGAATTCATTACGGCATTTCAACTATCATTTTCGACTTTGATCCAATAGTTATTATCTTTCCCGCTGGAATATATTGTGGGGTATCATACTCTATGATCCCCATGGTGTGGGCATTTGCACCTAGCTTAATACCATACATGATTTGTTTAACATATCCCCCAATACTCACTACACCGTAACATGAAGTACTTTCGGTTGCATCAGCGGTTACGGCAGGAGAAGTTCCAATTGCCGTAATCGTTTCAAATGATGTGAACGAATTTATAGGTATTGTTGACGTTGTAGATGTGGAATTAGATGAGATTGTCCTATCTATCGCATTGGGTATAATTACAGCATTATTACTACTAAGTAACCAAATAGTGGTTGGGATGAAAAAACCTATTCGGTTTTCAACAATTGTTAATTT